AACCTTTACTGGTCTATCCTGATCTGTCCATCTAAACAACTTTGGTAGTCTATTTGAGCACGAAGAATATTCAACTGGAAACGGAGCACCTATCGCTTGTAATTCATTCATATAAAAATCACCTTCCTATATGGTATTTAGGTACGAGTTCCCAGTCTCCCTTCTCTTTGTGTGAAAGAATCTTTAAACGAGCAAGACTTAATTGTTTTTCATATTCTGTGGGATCAACAGCATCTACCAGACCCCAATCAACAAGAAGTTTAACAATAGTATTTCTTCTCATCTCATCTTCTTCACTAATATCGCTTTCTAAACCATCCATTAAAAACATTTCCTTAAAATGCATGATGGCATATCTACCACGCTTATGCAGAATGTGACAGGACTGGTATAGTTTCTTTTCGTGCTTTGAAGAGACACCCAAACGGGTTAGAGTTTCCTTGACTTTAAGGAAGTCCTCTTTATTCTTTAGTGTCACCTCAACACCCAATCCTTGAAAAATATCATCATCAGTTTCCATAATATCTCCGATTTTATCAATATTTATAAAAACGGGGATTTTAAATAAAAAACCCCGCTTTCGCGGGGTTCTTCTAAGAAAAAGTTCTATCTCAGTTAGTCACTGTAGATGGGCAAGCATCCTTTGGCTTGCAGCAGGTGCTAATCTTGTTCTTTACACAAGCAAGACCTTCATCCACGCGGTCAACTCGTCGTTCAAGATCACCGATGTAGTCCCAGTTGTGCTTTTCGTCTAGACGAGCACGAAGAGTGTGGTTGTCATATGCAAGAAGAACAATGCTGAGTCCTGCGAAGCAAGAAACAACATTAAATTCAAAACCTGCAAAGTGAAGAACTACTGAAGTAAAAAGTGCGATGAACGATAGAAAACGATAGCTAAAACTCATTGTAACATATCTCCTATAAATTGGGAATCGAAGATACTGTAAATCAAGGGGTAGTAGTTGTGTCTTTGTTGGTCTGGACATAATTAATAACCTGATTTATAGCATCAGCAATCTGATCAAGTTTCTTATTTTCCAAGAGGATGTTGACCTTGATCTTATCAACCTCTCCCTTTAACGAATTTAAAAGTTGTATTTGTTCTTGTGTTAAAGACATCATATTAAAAAACTAACATTGACTTTATTAGTAGTCACGGTATCAATACTATAGACTCTGAAAGGAAGCAACGTATCTCCGGCCGCTGGTAAAGTTAATGTTAAACTACCAGTAGCTGGTAGTCCATCTGGTTTCATTGTTTTAAGAACCACACCGGCGGTGGCGCCTGCATTTGTATTTGAAATATACACCGCCTTATGCTTTGGAATTAATTCTACACCTAAAGTAGAACCGGCAGTTATACCTTGATTTAATATTGAAACATAATCTCTTGCGCTCATGTGATTTCCTTTCTACTATTTATGTCCACCAGTATTTAGGTGAGACTTAATTTCCTTAATTTGTTCATCTGAAAACAAATGAAGAACTTGTTTTGCCTTTTGAGAAGAATAACCATAATATTGCTTTATTGCATCAATATCCTTGTTTTCTTCCTGCTTATGCCACTTACTGAACCGACTTCTACGAGAGAGTTTATTCCGTAAATAGTCATATTGCATCTTTTTCTCAAGATGCGGCATCATATTCATCTGATTTGCATAGAATACGGTGTCTGGGAAGTAAGATAGACAACGATTCGTCACAAACGGCAGATAATCCTTCTCCGCAAGGGGATCTTCTCTGACAAGATCCTTCTTGTTGTAATTAATAGAATTAAGAAAGTCACCTAGAGATGGCATCACTTAAACTCACAACGCATCATTAGTTCGGTCATACACGCTACTAGATTAATTTCCTGATCTGCTACGAAGGAAGACTTGTATTGGTACTCTGCAAGCACCAGAACCGCTTCAGGGATGCTAGGAGCGGTTAGGAAGTCATACATGCTGTCATATACCCTCCTGAAGATCTCTGTTTGAGAGTTGTCTAGGTTCATTACAACCCACTTCCGTACCCCTGCAAAGTCCTTGGTACGCATAGAGGTAACAAGTGCCTTCATATCGACTTCTGCAAGATTGGCAAGGATACCCTCGTCAATTGTGCCGGAAACTGAATATCTCTGGAGTTCGTTTAGAATCCGTCTGAAGTCAGGAAAATGCTTGGCAATTAGCTGTGCCAAAACGGCAGAGTCCTTGACCTTTACCCCCTCGTTCTCCAGAATCTGGTTGATCCTGCCAAGCATCTTAAGTGCCATAGCAGGCTTTTCCTTCTGTGGAATCTTAAACTCAATACAGGTGCAACGAGAGTGAATTGGTTCAATGATTCGACTCTTGTAGTTACAGGTGATAATGAATCTGCAATTGTTAGAAAACTCTTCGATTGCACCACGAAGTGCAGGTTGGATGCTTTGAGCATTTGAGTAATCAAACTCGTCCAGAATAACCGTTTTCTTGGCATCCGAAAGAGAGACAGTACTCGCAAACTGCCGAATATCCGTGCGTAGGGTGTCGATGTTACCATTTTCTGAACAGTTGATAATCATCGAATCTACGCCGATATCTCTACAAAGTGCCTGGGCAACGGTTGTTTTACCAATACCCGCCGTGCCAGACAGAAGTAGATTCTGGGGTTCTCCCCTCTTCACCATATCCATGAAGGTTTTCTTCAATTCGGCGGGGAGAATACAATCTTCAATTGTCTGTGGGCGATACTTCTCCACCCACAGAAACTCGTTTTCTTTGTGTTGCATAATCACTCAGTGTAAGTTGAACCAGATTCCATCGCAAACCAATAAACTAGATCAGTATTAACATTGCTGAACTCGGCAACCGTGTTCTTTGCAAAGTTGATATCATAATCACCAGCAAGCAACTTGATATTCTGAATTTGGAAGTTAAACTTGAAGTCTGCATTTCCATCGTAATCTCCGACTTCAACTTCATAATTGTTTGAAGTGGGATCCTTTAGATCGGTAACTGCTGCAACAATTGATCCATTCTTGTTTACGAAAGATAGGTCAGGAAGTTGCATTACTGCTGATGCCTTCTGAATTTGAGTAAAGTCAGTACCAGAAAGAGTTGCAGATACCACCGAGTCTGGCATGTTAACATTCTTGGTTGGTGTGGTCAGCAACTTTGGTTCTGAGTAGTAATACTTTACCTTCTGCGATCCACCACCAGAGATAATAACATACTTATCGTGGAATTCAAAATTTGGGTTGTTGAACAAACTAATCACACCAAGGAACTTGTTCAAATCCCAAATACCAAATTCAGTATCAAAAGACTCTGATACCTTTGCTTCTGCCATACCATTCTTTGATGGGGTAATTGTACGAAGCACATTACCTGGCTTTACAAGAATGTTTGAGTTCAGACTTGCAAAGTTCTTTAGAATAGAAAGCGTTTCCTTAGAAAGATTAATCTTGTTTGTTGTAGTTGTCATTTATTCATCCTCGAATTCGTCATCGAACTCGTCATCATACTCGCCAGCATTTATGTTGTCAACATACTCCTGCAAATCCTTTTTTACATTTCTCTTGCGGGAAGTATTTTCCTTATCAATTGAACCACGATCCTTACGTCGGAGTGGTCGTTCATCTCTATCTCTGCCGTGTTCTCTTTTCACATTAGAACTCCTCAATAACCGAAATAAGGTTCTTTAATTTGTTATTGATCATATAGGGGAGAACCTTTGACCTATCTGATACAACGGTAGGTTTAGCATATTCATCAAAAATACGAGTCTCGATTTCTGTCGGAATGTTTACGAAATCGATAAGTGTGCTGTTGCGTTCCCAATTTCGTAGAAGTTTATCTTCTGTAAAGTTAGGAGCAACCCGTATCATATCTTCCATCTTCTTTGAGGTGAGTCGATTCTGTCGCTTTTCATCATTGATAAAAACATCATCATCTGAAAGAATATTCGGAATGCCGTCACCCGAATCTCCACGCATGATATGTTCAGCAAGGAAGGAACGTGGATAATTACATTCTAGAAATTCCTTACGCATTGTGCTATATTGCTTTACGCCAGGATAAATTTGTAGTTGTTGAAAATCCTTATCATTTGATACAATGACAATCTTTTCGGAGTGAGTGTAGTTCTTCACAAGAATGGCAATGATATCATCTGCTTCGCAGTTCTCTACCCGCATATTCTTGTATGGAAAATTGTCTCGGACTTCATCGCGGACGATATTCAAAATTCTATAAATCTCATCCCAATTATAGTCGGATTCGGCATGACTCTTTGATCGGTTTGCCTTGTAATTTGAAAAGAACTTCTTTCTCCAAGAATTTGAAGAGTCTTGACAAATAACAAGTTCACCATACTCTTCATTGAAGAGGCGGCGAATCATACGGTAAGAATTTAGGACTTGATGCCGAATTAGATCTTCGGAAACATTTGGATCATTCTTTAGACCAACAAAAATACTGGCAAGAACGATCTGGTTATTATCTAGCAAAATCATGTAAATAGTATATCACTAATAAATTAAGAAGTCAAGTAGCAACCCACTGAAGTCCATCAGTATCACAAACTCTTGTGTAAAGAATTCCTAGGTCTGTATTAAACCATCGGTCACCTTCCATAGAAACTTCTGGTTCTTCTGATTGACAGTAAAATGTGGGAGTAGATGTTAATTTTTCCCAACCACTATTCTTTGTAATTGGATTCTTTCCAACTGTGGTTTTTGTGGCAACATAATTAACACCCTGAAAGGTTACAACTGACCCCTCGACATATTCTATCAAACGACCGTTTGGATCATACTTTCTATACTCACCTGCAAAGTTTAATTTGTCAGCTTCGCTCATTTGTGTATGCTCAGAAACAGGCAATTTTCATTAATTCTAGCCTTTGGAACGAACCCTTTGGTATTAAGAGAAGAAAAAAGATTTTCTCCATATTTAAAGTTTATAGATTGAAGATTATTCTTGGACATGAACTTTTCAAATCCTCTGATCTTTTTACCTACAGACTTTACCTCATCAGTATTTAGAAGAGTTGTTCCCTTGAAAGACAAAGTTTCGTTTGCTTTTGCTCGGTAAATGATAAGTGCCTTTGTTTTGGTATTTAGAACCAACACAGAAGAACATCCAACTACTTGTTCGGGTTTCAAAGAAACAATAGAATTGAACTTTTCCTGATACTTTACCTTATTTGCGATCTGTTGTGCCGTTTTAACCTTCTTCTTTCTAGGTTTACGGTTCTGTCTCTTTTCAACAATCTTAGACTGGTAAAAACTAATCAGTTCTTCCTGTACTTCGATATAAGATAACAATTGAGACTTGGTAAAATAAGAATATCCTTCTACCAATTGTTCATCCTTTCTATCCCTTGCCATATACAGTTCATTCAATTTATCTTGAACAAAGTAAATAACTTCAGAATAATAAGGAGGACTAATTTCAAATCGCTGGCAAGACTTCTTTACGTCAATGTCCTTCTTCTTCTTTCTTTGAATAAGAGTAGAACATTCATCAACAAAAATATTGATATCTACCAGATGCTTGCATAGAGTATCGGCAAACCTCTTGGTTCGCTCCTCAATTGACCTTTGCTTTGTCTTCTTATAGTCGTTGTACTTGACTTCTAGTCGAGAAAGAAACTCATCAAATACTTTTCTTTCAGTCGAAGGAATAGAAATGTTTCGACTGAGCATTCTCGCCCAGATGCCATATGGACTATACTCTTTGGTCTTACCATGAGAGTAAATGTTTGGATCTTTCTTTTCCTTAGAAACATACTCAATCACCCACTTCTTGTGATCTTTGGATGTACTAATACCCCTATAAGTATTATAGGCATTATATACTTCTGACTCATACTGCTTTTCGTCTACTGAAGGAGCAGGAGTCGGTTCTTCAAATGTTTTTCTCTTCGCCATTAGTCTTATAGAATACAAAAACTGGTTCGTATTTCAAGTATGTACCCTGAACTTTGCAAAAGTTTTTACACTTTGGTTTGCCATCTTCGTCTAATCTATTTTGTCCAGGCATACCTTCCATTGCCATTTTCATTGTTTCAACATATTTCATTCCAAGACTCTCAAGAATATCTCTTGAATCTTTTTCTAGTGGTAAGTATTTTCCTGCCACTTGAATATCAGCAATATTCCAAAGAAGATAACGGTCATTCTTCAACCACCTAACACAAGTTTCTAATGTCGGTCGTAGGAATCCATCTCTCCAAGATTCATAACTAGAAAACTTCTTATACGACTG